GGTGCCCGTCCAGCCGGTGCCCCCGGACGCGCCGCCCGAGGGGCCGATCTCGGACGCCACGTCCAACGAGGTCCCGGTGCTGCCGCACACCGCCCAGGCGGGCGCGGCCAGGGCGCACGCCGCGTTCAGCGTGGTGATCGACCTGGCCACCGATCCCGCCGACCCCGCTGCCGCGCTCGCGCAGATCATCGCCCTGATGCAGGCGATGATGGCCGACGTGGCGAGGTTCGTGCCGCCTGCCATGCAGCAGACGGCCGCCGCCGACGTGCAGGCGGTGGCCGACTCGCTGAACTAAGACGTGGGCAGTGCCCTGCTAGCTGGGCTAACAGCGGGGACTTGGCGGCAGGGTGCTGCCCGCACCTAGCGGGGTAAACCGATGGACGTCCTGCTTCCCGGGTCCGGGCCGCTGATCTGCCAGGGCACCAGCTTCAAAGACGGCCGCCCGTGCACCCACCACGAGATCGACGGGCTGGGCTACTGCTTCAACCACATCCCCGATGACCTGCTGGACGAGGCCGAGGACATCACCGGAGCCCGGCGCTGCCGCAAGCGGTTCGGCCAGCCGGACGCCTGTCACGGCTTCGCCGTGGACGGCACCGACCCGCCGCTGTGCAAGGACCACGGGGCCAACGGCGGCAGCAGCATCAGCAAGAAGGCCGCTGCCCGGGTGGTCAGCGGCCGGGTCACCGACCGGATGGCAGCGATCATGGGCGACCACGGCGAGGCGCTGATGCAGCCCAGCGCGATCGGGGACCCGCTGGCTGAACTGCTGGACGTGGCCGGGGAGATCCGCACCTGGAAAGAGATCATGCGCGGCGTGGTGGCCGACCTGCTGAGCCGCAAGGTGATCCGCTACAGCCACCGCAGCTACGGCGAGCAGCTACGGGCCGAGGTGCTGCTGTACGAGCGGGCGCTGGAGCGGCTGGCCGCGATCCTGGTGCAGATCAGCAAGCTCGGCATCGAGCGCAAGCTGGCACAGATCCAGGCCGACCAGGTGGCGATGGTGGACCGGGCGCTGACCGCAGCCCTGACGGCCAGCGGCCTGGACCTGGTGGCCCAGCAGCAGGCCCGCGACGTGCTGTCCCGGGAACTGACCAAGGCCAGCTAGGTGAGCTTCACCGACGTCCTGGAGCGGGTCGGCAAGTCCTACGCCGGGGAGCCGTCCGACCCGCGGCTGCGCTGGCGCATGGGCTACAAGGACGGCACCAAGGCCCGGCCCGAGCAGATCCTGCCCCCGGTCGCGGACCCCTGGCGGGTGATCTACTTCCAGGGCGGCCGTGGCTCGGGCAAGACCCGGGCGGGCGCGCAGGGCCTGGCCGACTGGCTGCTGGACGACACCGAGGGCGAGGGCGAGTACGGCATCGTCGCACCCACCTACGCCGACGCCTGGACCAAGTGCATCGAGGGCAAGTCCGGGCTGCTGCGGGCGCTCGGCACCTCGATGGCCGAGATCCGCGACCACCGGTCCAAGACCGTCAAGCACGCCTGGCGCACCTACGGCCAGGTGATCCTGCACAACGGCCTGGTGGTCTACGCCGACTCCGCGGCCGAGGGCGGGCTGCGCATCCAGGGCCGCAACCTCAAGGCGGCCTGGTGCGATGAGGTCGGCTTGTGGGAGAAGTGGGAGACGACCTGGAACGAGTCACTGCGGTATGCGGTCCGCGACGGCATCAGCAAGATCATCGCCACCGGCACGCCGAAAGCCGCCCGCCCGGCTCGCAAGCTGGTCCGGGCGCTGATCCGCAACGACCCCGGCGAGGGCGGGGTGATCGTCCGCAAGCTGCGCACGATCGACAACGCGGACAACCTCTCCGATGAGTTCCTGCGGGCCGTCATCGGCGCGGCGCAGGGCACCCGGCTGGAGCGGCAGGAGCTTGAGGGCGACTTGCTGGATGACGTCGCCAACGCGCTGTGGACCCGGGACCTGCTGGACTCGATCCGCATCGACTACCTGCCCGATCAGGTCCGCGAGATCAAGATCGGGGTGGACCCCTCAGACGGCGGCGAAACCTCCGATGAGCAGGCATACACCGCGGTCGCGCTCGGGATGACAGAGGACCCGCACCCGCTGTACGTGCTGGAGAACTGGGGCGGCCAGTGCGCCCCGGTCCCGTTCGCCCAGCAGGTGATCCGCCGAGCCCTGACCCTCGGTGAGCAGCACAACTGCAAGGTGGAACTGATCATCGAGAAGAACCACGGCGGGGCCTGGCTCAAGGCCACGTTTGAGCAGGTCATGAAGTCGATGAAGCTCCGCGTGCCGTACCGGGTGATCCACGCCAGCCAGGCCAAGCGGGTCCGCGCCGAGCCGGTGTCGGCGCTGTACGAGCAGGGCGGCGGCCGGGTCCGGCACTGCCACATCGCCCGCTACCAGGACTACGACCGGCAGGGCGGGCCGCACCGCATCCCCGACAAGGACATGCCCGAGCTAGAGGACCAGATGGCGACGTTCACGGGCGCGCAGGGCGAGCGGAGCCCCGACCGGCTGGACTCGCTGGTGTGGGCGCTGAGCCCGTATCTGCGGCACAGTTTCGGACCCCCTGGCAAACATGGCGCGAAGCGCTGGGCGCTGGCGAAAGAGATCGACGCCTCGGCCGAGCCGCCGATCGAGCGCGCCCGGCGCAGGCTGGCCCAGGCGCACGGCGGGGCCTATCCTGGCCCTGACAAGTGGAGCCTGGAGAGCTTCGCTCCCGCTGATGACCAGGGCCAGGAACGGCCCAACGTGCGATCGTGGCGGTGAGCGTGGCGGCACAACCGGGCGGGCAGCTTGTCCAGTTCCCCGACCTCAAGCCCAAGACACGGCGGGAACTGCTGGGCACCGAATTGGGCACCCAATTCGACATCGGGCAAAGGCTGTTCGCATTCTTCGGCGGCGGCGATGTCTTTGATTATGGCGACTGGACCGCCCGGGAAATGAAAGACATGTTCCGCCGCGACGGCATCTGCTCGGCAATCGAAATGGTGCTGACGCTGCCAATCCGCGAGGCGGACTATTTCATCAACCCGGCCAAGGACGATAAGGGTGAAGCCGAGTTCGCCAATGAAGTGCTGATGACCCCGGACATTAACAACGGGATGAGCACGCCCATTCAGCAGCTTGTCGGCCAGATCACCAGCGCCCAGGTGTTCCGGCGATCGTTCTTCGAGAAGGTGTGGGACATCAGGGACGACGGCAAGGTGATCATGCGCAAGGTCGCGTTTCGGCCGATCGCCACCTGCCAGGCCCGCTACAACGCCCGCACCGGGGCCAAGAACGGCTTTAGGCAGCAGATCTGGCTGGCGGGCGGCAACATGGGCATGACCCGCGGCCAGAAGATCCCCGGCTACGTGGACATCCCGCAGGTCAGGAGCTTCATCCACACCAACGGCAAGCACCGCGAGCCGCTGACCGGCACGTCCGAAATGGACATCTGCTACTGGTGTTACCAGACGAAGCTCAAGTTGCTCTACCTGTGGTATCACTTCCTGGAGAACCAGGCGCTGCCCCGCACGATCGTCTACGGCAACGACCAGCCCGAGGCCAACCAGCGCGCCGACGACATCGCCAGCCTCAAGTCCTCCGGCGTGGTCGGCCTGGTCCATCCCGCGGACGGCCAGAAGTCCTTTGAGGTGCTGGAATCCACGGGCGGACCCAGCGAAATGTTTGAGAAGGCGATGGGCTGGCTGGAGTCCTGGCAGACCCACAGCGTGCTCGCGGGCTTCATGGCGCTGACCGGCGCGGCCACGGGCGGGCGGGGCAGCTACGCCCTGTCCCAGGACCAGTCCAGCTTCTACCTCAAGTCCCGCCAGGCCGTGGCCAAAGAGATCGCGGAGACGATCAACTACGACCTGATCCGGCCGCTGATCGTGCTCAACTTCGGCACCCAGGCCGCGCTGCCGACCTGGAAGTTCGGCCCGCTCCAGGATGAGCAGGCGCAGGCCCTGCTGACGATGTTCTCCACCCTGGCCGCCGCCCCGGCGCTGCACATCCCGCTCCAGATCCTGGACCTGATCACCGAGCGCATGGCGAGCATTCTGCAACTGGACATCGACCAGGTGCACCAGGCGCTCAAGTCCACCGCCAACCAGCGCGCCGAGCAGCTTGCCGCCGCTGCCCCGCCAGGCATGCCGCCCCAGGCCGCAGGCCAGCTTGGCGCGCTCAACGGGATGGCGGGCGCTGCCGCAGGCATGATGCAGCGTCACCTGGCTGGCCAGCCTCCGCTGCGTCCTGCGGGGGCTGGCCAGGCTTCACAGCCCGGCCAGCAGCGGCAGCCGCCACGGCCACCGGCCAAGCCGCCGATGATCCCGCCCCCGGGGAGGATGGCATGAGCACACCCACCAACAGCCTGATCGAGACAAAGACAGGCGGAGGGTCCTTCGCCTTCATCGTCGCTGGCTACATCGCCTGGGCGCTGTTCTTCTACGTGCCCAACCTGGAAAGCGCGATGCCGGTCACGCTGCGCGAGCAACTGCCGTTCCTGATCGCCTGGCTGCTCGGCACGGTGATCGCCTGGCTGCTGCCGCACACCCACCGCCCGGACCTGCTGCCCGCGCTGGACTCAGCCGCGCAGACCGTGGCGGCGGCGGTCCCGGTGGAGTCGCTGCCTGCCCGGCCAGCCGCCCGGACCACCCAGGACGTGCCGCTGCCCGAGCCGCCAGCCGCACCGGCTGAGCAGCTTGCGCACAGCGCGTACCCGCAGGTCCCGCCCAAGGCATGACCACCCCGCCGCCGCCACGGTC